GGATTTTGGCCTTCGGTCCCTCGAATTCCAGTTTTCGTTGAATTAAAAGACTTAGCAAATTGGTACTCTCTAAAAAAAGAAAATGAACCGAAGAATATTGTTGCATACTTATGTGACAAAATAAAATCAAAAACTGCTAAGAATATTTCCGCAGAAATGCTACATGATGCTTTCAAACTATCCACATGGTTTATAAATTTTGATGGGTTAGATGAAGTACCTAATGATTTAAAAGATCATGTCGCATATGAGATAATTAGTTTTACCAATGAATTAATTCCGCATTTGGATGCTGACTTCCTGATTCTATGTACAACAAGACCTCAGGGTTATTCTGGACAGTTTGAAAACCTTTTTTCTGCCACAGTTACATTATCACCCTTACCTGCTGAAATAGCATTACAATGCGCAACTTCTGTAGTTCAATTTAATCGAAGCAGTGAAGAGGCCGAAGAAGCAATTAGTATTCTAAAATATGCAATGGCTTCAGAGCAAGTTAGGGAGTTAATGACGACGCCATTACAATCTCACATAATGGCAGTTGTAGTTAGAGATGGCGGTAGACCTCCTGAAAAGAGATGGGAACTTTTCAAAAATTTTTATACTGTAATGAAAAAAAGAGAAAGCCAAAAAAACTTTCCAGACATTCGAATTTCTGCATTATTAAGAGATCGCGACCAATTATTAAAATCCATACACGACCGATTAGGCATTTGTTTACATACTAAATCTGAGAATAGTAAAGGGGCTGAAGCCACCTTTGAAAAGGCTGAGTTTTATCAGTTAGCTAAACAGACCTCAGCGATGCAGATTGAGGGCGATGTAGAAGACATTGTTGACACTTTAATGGAAGCAACAACTGAAAGGTTAGTCTTCGTAAATACGCCAGAAAGTAGCGAGTCAGTTAGATTTGACATTAGACAACTACAAGAATTTTTTGCTGCCGAATTTATATACAGCGCAGTAGACAGCGTAGAGCTTAGAAGACGTCTGGAAATTATTTGCGGTGATGCACATTGGCGCGAAGTAGTTCACTTCCTTCTAAGTGCATTGGCACACAATAAAATTTTAAGCGAGCTTTCCATAGCTGTAACTATTATTCAGCAACTAGATGACGATGGAGAAAGCCATAGAATAAAAACCTTCAAAAAAAGAATGGGAATTGGCTCTCTGTTAACGTTACGCCTCATAGAAGAAGGGGTTTTGGAACAGGACAAACGAATAAGATATCAATTTAATAATTCACTTACTCCTTTGTGGAACAATTTAGATAAAGAATTAATTAACAGGTTAGTATCAGTTAAAAAAGAACAATCTCGCACTTGGTTAATAAATAACCTAGTTGAAGCTTTCATTAACCTTGACTACAGTGAAACTATCTCGGCAGGTTATTTGATTGCTATCATGTTACCTCCTGATCATCCACGCATCGAGGAGGTAAAAAGAAGATTATCTCAAGCACCAGAATATTATTTCCATACAACATTGGAGCTGGATACCTGGTCAACATTTGAACATCGTGGCCGTATAAATAAAGATATTACCAGTTGTCAATTGTGGTTCATTGAGCTTTTCGCACAAATGATCACAAAACCGACTCATCTATCAAGCAAAACACAACTTGCAATTGTAAGATTTGTTGTGCGTCATTTAGATGAAATTAATCAACGTGGTGGTATTTCTTTACCAGAAGAAGTGGTTCAAATGTTAGATTTCATAAACGCTGAATCTAAAAGAGAGCGAAGACCAAGTAAAACTAAACAAAATCAAGAAGATCAGTATTGTTTTCTTTCGGTTGCACATCATAATAAAAACTGGAAAGCTAAAAAAGGTCGCCGCACCATACCTAATATCAAAATAACTGATAATGAGCTTTGCAAACCTTTAAACCTATTAAAATCCGCGTATATATATTATAGAGAAAATACGATAGAAAATTACCTTAATTTTTTACAAAGCATCAAACAAAATGGATACAATGTAGACATTATACCATCAAGACTTAAGGCTATGATTCCTTTAAATGTAGATTACAATAACTTAAAAAAACATATTTCTGCGATAGAAAAATTGGATAAGGATGGCTTAAACGCAATCATTACGGAAGGTTGCCATGATGACATAAAAGTACTACCTGCCCTCGATTTCATACGTTTTACAGATTCTCCTTTTACCAAAGAGGGATGGTCTAGATTTTGTAATGATTACCCCGGAGTTGCGCTGAATATTTGGTGTGGGCCATTTATTGAATTCGAAGTGATGGAGGTCATTAAAAAAAATCAACCATTAGATTTTTACGATCCATTATTAAAAATCGCTTTGTATGAGACCGATTTATTCGCAGCGTACATTGGCTACTGGACAGAGTTATTCTTAATTTATCCTGAACATGAAAAAGAAATCAGAGAGAAACTTTGCCTTTCATCTCCAGATAGTAACCGTCTAGTAGTTAGTGATTTTGATGATGAGAAATCATTATTAAAAATAAATCCACAAACAGAAAAAAAACTCATAGTAATCTTTGCAAATTCTCTGATAAAAGGCAGGGTTCAAAACTATATCACTCATCATTCCGGTTATAGGCCTCTAAACGATAATTATAATGAAAAACTATTATCAAAAATGGGCATCCCCAATGATTTCTTAATTAATACCTTTACTAACCCCGAAGAAAGCTCTGATATTAGAGCAGCATGCTTAGGTTGTTATATAAGCCAACACTTCACTGAAAAAAATCACATTATCAACGATTTTTTCAAAAACAAACATGACGAATTATTCTTAAGCTTACTAACCGAAGAGACCACTGATCTTTTAATCAATGCTCTTTACATTTTCCTATATGACATCCCAACATATGACTACATTCACATGGAATTTATAGGTGATGCCTCACTGATAACCAAGGAAAGTTATAGTGCCCGCTTAATACTGCAAAATATATATCAGCGCTGGCGAGAGCGTTCCTTTGCACCGGTACAAAGGAATGAGGTCTTAGAAAGCTGGTTAGAGTATTCTTATTAACTTAGACTAGCCATATACCTGTAAAGGTATATGGCTTTTAAAAACCAGATCTTTCTTCAACACGTTTCTGATACAGAATTAAATATTGCGATGCCCTTTTATCGAAAGTATCACTATTTTTGCGTGCTGGTTTCTGTATTTCTATATTAAGTTGCTTATCATATATTCCACAGTTATTGACAGGACTCCGAGGCGCGGCAATGCCGCTTTTTAAAGTCAAAGGCTCAACGGCCAAAAGCTTTGGAACAATGCGCCATTCGGCTGTCCGGGTAACACGTACCAGCTCAGAGCCCAAGTGCGGGGCGTAGATGCCCACAACTCTCTCAATATCCTCTTCGTAGGCGTTGACCTCATCAGTCACGTTACGAGCCACACGGACGGTCTGACTATCGCGTGGAACATTCGCCCCACCCTGCGCTACGATATACAGGTCAAAATCACCTTCATCAGCTGCAGCTCTGGCCGCTTCGACACGCTCATCGAATTCATCAGCAATGCTTACCCCGCGAGGCAGTTTGCGCAGTTCGCGATATGCGCCCATCGTCGGCAGGCCAATTGATTTAAATTGCGGGATACGCCATGTTGACGCCCATGCGGTTACCGCTGATGCGGTATCGGTTAGAGGCTTGCCGGTGTCGTGATCGACCTGACCATCGAGCGCGTAACCATCGATATTCTTCGCGATGTATTTTGCAATGTAACCAGCTGCGCCACCTTGATTGAGGTGCTTCGCTTCAAAGCGCTGTGCTACAGCGCCTTTTTCATCGCCATCTTCTTTAAATGCATAACGGCGCATGATTTCGGTGATGTGTTTGCGTTGCTCTGGTTTGCAAAAAAGCATCATATGCCAGTGCGGAGTCCCGTCATGATGCGGCTCAACAACACGCATCCCGTAGACCTGCAGACCGTTATCTTTAAAAGCTGTACGCATCAGGCTCCAGATACGGCACAAATACCGCTGTCCATCCTTGGGCGTAAAGGCGGTGTCATTCCATCCGTGGTTAAGCTGCACCGTCTTTTTGTCGCCCTTTCCAACCTGACGTGTCGGATGATACTTCGACGGTGTGGTGATAGTGATAAACATCCCGACGTCACCCTGACCGGCCGCATAGCGTTCAATCCCTGCGATAGTATTCATCAGTTCCATTCGACGGATTTCGGGGTTTGAAATACTTCCCATAACTTTGCTGATGAGATCGATGCGCTCACCGGTGACTTTGTTTTCCAAGTCACACGACTTCAAGTATTCGAAATTAGCCTGACGGCGAGAATGTACATCACGGATCGCCGTTTTGCTGGCGTATGGGGAGCGGTCTTTATTCACCTCACCGGCGGCAATCAGCAAAGCCTCGTGCCAGCGCATACGCTGCGCCTTAAACTGGTTAATCCACCATTCATCGTTAATCAGACGAGCGATAGCGGAAAATGCCTGGCGGATCGTGATTTGCCCTTTGCGGTATTTCTTCCAGAACATTGGGGTGATGTTGAATGCACGAGCTGCACCGGCAACGTGACCATATAAGTGCGCCTGCGCTTCATCAGTGAAAAGGGTTTCTTTACCGCCATGAGCATCTGCCCATGCGTCGCTAAGTTCCTCATAAGCAACATAGAGCTGCGAAGCAATACGAGCAGCAAATTTTTTGAGCGCTTTGTCACTCATACCCGCTAATCGTGAATAGCTTTCGCGCTCGCTCAGAAAGAGAAGCGATGCAGTCTCGTTCATTCCATTTAACTGATTAACCCGCTCAAGACGAGGCCCCACCCTTTGCTCAACGGTGTTCTTGAGGAAATAGAAACCATGAAGTGGGCTTTTAGTACGACGGATGAAGTCATACCGCGAGTTAAACAACGTTTTTAAGACATATGGCAGGCGATTAACTTTACCTAAAACACCTTGCACCTGACGGTATTCGCCACGTGTAAGGGGTCTGTCGCGGCCTATAGCCTCTTTTTTGACATTATTCCAGGGATAAGCACCAACGAATGAATCACTGGTGCCCTTCAAAAATGGTGGTGGTGGCGAGGGGGCAATACGCCCCCGAGATTCGATGGACATACTATTTAAAGGCGTCCAGACATTGCTTCCCCAGGCGTTCAATTCGAGCTTCCAAAGCTGAGAAGCCAATAAGATCGCTGGTCAAAAGATCATGCAATACCAGGCCTGAGATAAGCTTAGGGATAGTTGGGTAGTAACCCACAACGTCCAGCCAATCCTTGCCTTTGTTCTTCCCGGATGTTGCGGTCTTCTTCTCCTGCAAAATGAATTGATAGCGGTCACTGGTGATGACGTACTGGTTATTTATCTCGATGCGTATGCTCATTCTGGCTTCCTTTTAAAAGTGGTTAGCCTGCTCAATCGAAAATTGAGT